GAATCTGTGAAACCGGCTTCAAATACATTGAATTACTTGGTTGAAAAACGTTGCTCCCAACTCATTGAGTGTGCGGAGGAATTTAACACCGTCTCACTATGAATAAGTTTAAGCCCACGGAGGTCTTCGAGATTTTCGATCTTGTGCAGAAAGCCGAGACGAAAGAAGAGCGGATCGCCATCCTCAAGGAGAACAACTGTCTGGCAGTTCGAGATGTTCTCCGTGCAGCCTTTGATGACACGATCGTCTTCACTGTTCCCCCTGGCGCGCCTCCGTTCAAGGAGACGTTGTCCACTGAGGGAAAGTCTCCCACCACGCTCATGCGTTCGACTCGTGATTTCACCTACTTTGTGAAGCGCGGCAAGGGGGATGCTCTCAAGCAGACCAAGCGAGAGACATTGTTCCTTCGTATGCTCGAGGGAATTCATCCTCGTGACGCAGCGATCGTCATCGCGATGAAGGACAAGAAGCTTCAGGAAGAATACCCTGCACTGAGCAAGGAACTCGTGAAGGCCGTGTGGCCTGATCTGATTTTATCTTGACGGCACAGTGTGCCCACTACATCATGGTTCACGCAAAACACAACAGCGAGATACATGATCACAAACCAACTGGAAAGACTCAAGCAAGATTCAGTGGAACTTAACTATTTCATTCAGCGCCTCCAGAAGGAGGGCAATGAGAAGCGAGTGAAAGCCATACAGAAGAAGCAGCAATACCTTGAGGAATACATCCAGACAATGCAACAAGTGAATGCCATGGCGGAGGCCGCCGCATAACTTTGTGATTTACAGACCCGCATCCGCGGGTTAGAGTGATTGTCCTTTCGTTATGAATATCTTTGTTTTAGATTCTTCACCCGTGCTTGCTGCACAACAGCAGTGTGACAAGCACGTGGTGAAGATGATTGTCGAGTCAGCTCAGATGCTGAGCACCTCCCATCGCTTGCTTGACGGCAAGATGCGTTCAGTTGTCAGATCCAATATCAATACCGGCAAGATCCGTAACGCCAAGATCTGGGAACTCGCTGATAAAAACCTTGACTCCACGTTGTACGACGCGGTGCACATGGGCCATCCATGCACCATATGGACCATGGAATCCATGGCCAATTACCTGTGGCACTATGAGCACTTCTGTGCGCTGTGTGACGAGTACACCTACCGTTACGGCAAGAAGCACGGTACCGACGAGAAGCTTCGGTTTGTTCTAGACCAGGCTCCCTCTAACATACCTGACATTCCTCAGACACCTTTCCGCTTGGCGATGAAGTCAAATCCGGAGTGCATGAATGAGAATGACCCGGTGACATCATACCGCAAATTCTACCAGACCAAGCAAGGCCGTTTCAAGATGGTATGGACGAAGCGTAACCGTCCTGATTGGTTTACCGTTTCTGCCTAATATGCCTAACTACGATTTCACTTGTCAATCTTGTGGTCACGAATTCGAACAGATCGTTCCATTCGAGAACAGAGATCTCCCACTGAAATGTCCTAGCTGCGGCAAGAAGAAGGTATCTCGTGGAGTTTCTGCAGTCAAGATGTCCTACTCAAGCCTCAAGTCCAACGTTAGCCGAGCCGGCAGCGGTTGGAACGATGTCTTGAAGAAGGTGAAGAAAGGCTCAGGCAGGTCTAACACTATTCGAACTCGCTAATGGCTAAATCAAAGAAACAAAAACAACCTCAGCCTCCAGTCTCTCTTCCGAAGTTTGACTCGCTCAAGGTCATTGAACCCTTGACGAAGTCTCAGGAGAGGGTCTTCAAGGCATTCGAGAAGAACAACCATCTCTGCCTGTCCGGGTGCGCCGGAACCGGAAAGACGTTTCTGGCCATGTACCTGGCATTCCAGGAGATCATGAGCGGCAAGTCAAAGGCCGACAAGATCATCATCGTTCGATCGATTGTTCCTACTCGAGACATTGGTTTCTTGCCTGGAGATCGTGCGGAGAAGGAATCGACCTACCTGTACCCGTACATCGCGATCTGCGCCGAGCTCTTCGGAGATCCGATGGCCTGGAACAAACTGGTCGCCAAGAAACAGGTCGAGTTCCTGACCACATCCTTCGTGCGTGGTATCACTCTGAGAGATTCCATCGTCATCATCGACGAGATGCAGAACCTCACGTTCCACGAACTCGATTCCATCATCACTCGTCTCGGTGACGGCTGTCGCCTCATCATGTGTGGCGATTACTATCAGACGGATCTGGAGAAGAAGAACGACAAGAGTGGAATCCTGGAGTTCATGGAGATCATCGAGCAGATGAAGTATTTCTATTGCATCGAATTTGGCTGGCAGGACATCGTCCGTTCTGGTCTGGTTCGAGATTACATCATGACGAAAGAGATCGTGCAGAAACAAAAATCAAAGCAAACACAAGGAAATGAAAAGAGGTAAAGGACGAGACAAGTACGCAGAGATGGATGAGTTCGAGCGTAAGGCTCGCAAGAACAAGAAGAGCCGCCGGCCGAACGAATCTGATCAATACGAATCCTCACACGGCAGAATCAACCCACGTGACTTCCTCGATGAGGAAGAACAATTCTTCGATGAACTCGAGAGGCTAGACCGTACCTGATGCCATTCATACACCAGAGAGTTGACATCGGATATGCCGATCTTCCCTGCGAAACTGGGGAGAAGGGTCGTAACTATGTCACTCCTCAGGGAAAGAAGTATCCATCGATCACTACAGTGCTCTCCATTCTTTCCAGGCAAAAGATCATGGAGTGGAGAAAACGAGTGGGTGAAGAGGAGGCCAATGCGATAGCCAAATGCCAAGGCGGCCTTTCGATCTCTGCAACCGATCCTCGATGCTCATGTTGGCAAAATCTTCATACAAGAGGCACCTCTGTACTCGGATCATCTTCAGGTTGCCGGTCGCTGCGACTTAGTCGCCGAGTTTGATGGCAAAATCTCGATCGTGGACATCAAGACCTCGAAGAGAGCCAAGGATGCCAGCGAGATCTCTTCGTACTTCATGCAGGAAGCTGCGTATGCCATCATGTTCGAGGAACGAACCGGGATTCCGGTCACAAATCTCGTGACCGTCATGTCGGTTGATTTCGCAGATCCGATCATCTTCAGAGAAAAGAGAGACAACTGGACAAAATCACTTAGAGAAACAATCGCAAAATATCAGTCAGAACAGATACATACTTGAATGAACCAAAAACCTTTGTTATCAAGCCCGATCGCCGAGATGCTGGGTGTCGACAAGAAGAATCAGGCTGCCTTTACCGATAAGGCACTCGCCCATCTTCACGAGTACTACATCACTGGCACCATCGAGGAGGCCAACAAGTACACTGAATGGTTCAACCAGATTCGGCATGCTCCGCCGACTGACATCATCAAGCTTTACATCAACTCTGAGGGCGGAAGCCTCTGGACGGCCATCCAGTTCATGCGTGTCATCCGCGAGTGCAAGGCTCCGGTTGTTGCCTCGGTCGAGGGTGCCTGCATGAGTGCGGCCACGATCATCTTCCTGATGTCGGATACCTACGAGATCTCTCCTCACTCGATGTTCATGTTCCACAACTATTCCGGTGGCACCATCGGTAAGGGTGGCGAGATGATCGACCAGATCAAGCACGAGCGAGTCTGGTCCGAGAAACTTCTCTTCGAGATCTACCAGAACTTCCTCACGGATGCGGAGATACGAGCGATCCTAGAGAACAAAGACATCTGGATGACAGCAGAGGAAGTGGTTCAGCGCCTGAACCGTAAGGCCAAGATAATGGCCAAGAAGAAGATCAAGAGCACTAAGGGGTTGGATATCAACTAGTTAGGTCGCCGTTGGGTATCAACGGCTTAGGTAATTCTTAGTTGTTTACGTTTGCACAGCGTGTGCTAGTATGCTGCCATGATGAATAACAACACGACTACTGTTCTTGACGCGGTCTTCGATCTCGAGCGCGATGCTCGTAAGGCCGCTGACCACTACGCTTTCCGCGTGGGTTACCTCGAGGCTCAGCTGAAGTACACGATTGCCTCCGGTGAGGCTAAAGGCATCAAGATCACCAATCTCGAGGCCTACGTCAAGTGGGCCAATGAGCTGATCACTCAATCCCTCAAGGATGCCAACCGTTTGGCTCCTCGCTGAATCAACGGCTTAGGTAGTTCTTCGTTGTTTACTCTCTGATCGTTTTTGCTAGTATTTCCTCATGAACCAAGAATTCATCTCTGTTCACCTCACTATCACGGCGGTCAACCGTCTCCTCGGTACCAACCTCTCGGTTCGTATCGAGTTCACCGACGGCATCAATGCTGTCTCTCCCGATTCCGCCAAGTATGCCGAGGCGCTCGTGACCGCCTAATCCTATGGAAAATGTTCCTCACTTCACTTCTCCGAGCCATATCGTGTCAGAAAAGTATCACGAGGGCATCAACCTATTGATCGCCGATCTTCTTGAGACCGCCGACGAGTTTGGCATCGACCGCAAGAACATCCCTACGGACTTCGTCCAGAACTACCTGGATTCGGTTGCAGAGGACATATTCGACACCATCGACCACAGCTAACGTGTACACCCACAACGCTACCACTGCTCGGCTCATTGCAGCCGGCCTTCTGCCTGATCCCAACTTCGTGCCCCGTGAGACCAAGGTCAATCGGTTTGGCGTGATGATCTGGGACCACAAGACCGCTGGCCATTGCCAGGTTCTCTCCGGCGAAAGCTGGAAGCAGGCCCGCAAGTACAACGTCCCTCGAAAGGGATTCAGCTCGGTCGTCAAGTCGATCACCGGCTAATCCGTTGGTCGCGTAGCCCAACGGCAGAGGCAGGAGACTTAAAATCTCTTCAGTGTGGGTTCGAATCCCACCGCGACTACCATCTCCATGGTACCTGTAGATCCATCAGAGAAGACGACTCTCGTTCTCAACAAGAACTACCAGTCTAGTGGTAGGTTCTTCACTGCCCGTGCTGCGATTCGGCACATGATGAATGGGCGTGTCAAGGGACTTGATGCTGTGGGCAACTGCGCATCCTGGAACGGTGACGAGGTGACCGAGGTCGAGGGCTACTCAAATAGCCTGAGCTGGGCGGATCTGACGGTTGAACTATATCATGACCAGCCGTGCCTTCGATCGGCACCTAACGTCGTGACCGGTGAGGAGACTCAGTGGCCAGTGCCGACCATCGTGGTCTGCACCCATCATTTCGGTTATCATGCCAGGTTAGGCCAGAACGTGTCGCTGAAGACCATCTATGGCCTTTACAAGGGAGTCTGCCAATACTGTCTTCAGAAAGTTCCTTTCTCAGCATCCACCAAGGACCACGTTTATCCAAAATCCCTGGGCGGATCCAATGACCAGCAGAACATTGTTCTGGCCTGTCGGGCGTGCAATTCGGCCAAGGACAATTCGTACCCGTACTTGAATGTCAACGGTGACGAAGTCAGGCCTCGGTCTGTGCACCACTTCCTCAGTCTGATTCCAGAGGGAATGCAGATGCGCGAGGAATGGAGACAATTTTTGTTCGTCAACTAATCATTTTTTGATTTACTTCTGGCGCTTCTTGTGTCAGAATAAATAAACAGTTTGACTGCCAGGCTCCGGCTTCAAGGAGCCCAAACGACCGAAATAGGGGGATCCAATCCGCGCCCTGAAAGCGCGATAGGGACCGAAGCAATTCGTTCTTTTTAGATAAAACCGAGCGGCCCCGGACGCTCATTAAAATAATTCGCCGGGCTTCTTTCCTGCCTGCACTGAAGTACGGGTTCATTCCGGGAAGTCTCATCCGAGACTCTAGGTGCAGTGCGGGACCCGCGCGGTTAGCTCAACGGTTTGAGCAC